GTCAGAGCCTGTTCAGTCAGTAGACGTGACCTCTGAGGTCGGCCACCTGGATCGAGCTATCACTACCGCCCTGAACGCCGCAGTGGCTGGGGGCCTGCCAAAAGGCTACATAGTCGCGGTTCTCCACGCTCATGCGTTGAAGCAGACGCAACAGCTGTTGGGTTGAGTCTATGACGACCATCGCATACAAGAACGGCGTCATTGCATATGACTCTCGCGCAGTTGCTGGTTACACCATCACCTCCGACAGCTACGAGAAATGTATTGAGCGGAACGGCGTGAAGTTCGTTCTGTGCGGCGATGTCACTGGCGCGAAAGCGTTGCTGGATAGTTACTTCGGTGGTCGGGCTGAAGGCGCCGATACCGCGGCATTGGTTATCGATGATGGGGAGCTCTTCCATGTCACCACCGATGAGAAAAACGGCATCCTTATTTCATCTGTTCCGCTGACTGACTGCTACGCCATTGGCAGCGGTCGTGATCATGCGTTCACTGCGATGGACATGGGCGCTGACGCTGCTCATGCGGTCGGAATGGCGATGAAGCGAGATTGCGGTACCGGAGGTAGGGTTCGAACGCTGTCGATCAGTGGAGTCGGTGCACATGGTTCGGCCTCAGCCACCAAAATCGTTGCAGGAACTGTCTGAGCTATCTGACTTCGGCGTTCGTCTGACACCTGCACCTGAAGTGTGGGAATGGGTTCAAGGCGAAATCCTTGCGGACACCGGAAGCATCCATAACGAAGACCACGCTCACCTGATCGACGCGGACATCGCGGTGATGTGGGCATCAGCCAGCTTCGAGAAGCAGGGTCGCCGTGTGCTGGGTCAGGCCGAGCAGGTTGCTTTCCGCGCAGGTGGTTGGCAGAAGGCTCGGATGGAACAGCAGATGTTCGATTGGTTCGGTGGTGTGCCGGCCTTCATCATCACCCTTGCCGCCGATTACTGCTCGTTCTGCAGCGACACCGAGTTCTGCGCTCTCATCGAGCACGAGCTGTATCACCTGGCTCAAGCCACTGATAAATACGGTCAGCCTGCCTTCACACAGGACGGCGCGCCCAAGCTGAAACTTCAAGGCCATGACGTGGAAGAGTTCGTCGGAGTGGTCCGTCGCTACGGTGCGAGCACTGAGGTTCAGGCCATGGTCGACGCGGCAAACAAACCCGCTGAGGTGGGGAAACTGAATATTTCGAGGGCCTGCGGAACCTGTCTGCTCAAGTCGGCCTGATTCCTGTGACAGGTTTTGACGGATGAATCCCATATGGCAGTGCTACGAAGCGAGGTCAAAGCCTTCATTGTTCAGGCTCTGGCCTGTTTCGATACGCCTTCTCAGGTGGTAGCAGCGGTCAAGACAGAGTTTGGTATAGAGATCAGTCGTCAGCAGTGCGAGTCGCACGATCCAACGAAGTACGCAGGGCAGGGGCTCGGGCAGAAGTGGGCCGACCTGTTTCATCAGTGCCGCACAAGGTTCCGAGAAGAAACGGCAGACATCCCGATCGCCAACCGCGCCTATCGACTGCGCACGCTTGGACGAATGGCCGAGAAGGCCGAGAACATGAAAAATATGGCGCTGACTGCCCAGTTGTTGGAGCAGGCCGCCAAAGAGGTGGGCGACGTCTACGTGAATCGCCGTCTCGAACCTGAAAAGCCGCTGGGCTCCCAGGCTGATCAGCAGCACGCGATCGCTGAGTACAAGCTGGAGCCTGACGAGAATGTCCCGACTACCCCGTACCTTTGACGCGCCGGTAAGGCTGACGCCGAAGCAGGCGAACATCTACGTGTGGGGGTTCCAGCCTCAGGCCCGTTTCAGGGATGCCGTATGTGGTCGCCGGTTCGGTAAGACGTTCCTTGGGAAAGCAGAGATGCGCCGCGCGGCCCGACTGGCTGCGGAGTGGGGCGTAAGCATCGAGGACGAGATCTGGTATGGCGCGCCGACCTTCAAGCAGGCGAAACGGGTCTTCTGGCGTCGGCTCAAGCAGGCGATCCCGGAAGCATGGCGTGCACATCGTCCCAACGAAACAGAATGCTCGATCACGCTGAAGTCTGGCCACGTCATGCGCGTAGTCGGACTCGACAATTACGACAACCTGCGTGGCTCTGGTCTGTTCTTCGTCCTGGTGGATGAATGGGCAGACTGTCCGTGGGCTGCTTGGGAAGAAGTCCTGCGTCCGATGCTCTCGACGTGTCAGTACACGCTGCCGGGCGGCGAGATGCGCAAAGGCGGTCATGCGCTACGGATCGGTACGCCCAAGGGCTTCAACCACTGCTATGACACCTATCTGGACGGACAGGAAGGCGGTGAGCCGGATCACAAAAGCTGGCAATACACGTCGCTTCAGGGCGGGAACGTACCTGCCGAAGAACTCGAAGCTGCCAGCCGCAAGATGGACCCTCGGACCTTCCGGCAGGAGTACGGAGCCAGCTTCGAGAACTACGCCGGGGTCGTCTACTACACGTTCAGCCGCTCAGAGTGCACCACCACTGAGCGCATAAAGCCCGGCGAAGCGCTGCACATCGGCATGGACTTCAACGTCATGAAGATGAGTTCGGTCGCCTTCGTCGTGCGGGACGGTTTGCCCCTCGCGCTGGATGAGTTCCACAAGGTCCGCGACACGCCAGAGATGATCGAGAAGATCAAAGCGCGTTTTCCCGGGCATGAGATCGCTGTCTATCCAGATGCCAGCGGCCAGAACACTAGCAGCAAGAACGCCAGCGAGTCCGATCTGTCGTTGCTCAAGAAAGCAGGCTTCACCGTGGTGGTCGATTCGACTAACCCAGGCGTGAAGGACCGAGTCAACTCAATGAACGCCATGTTCCTGAACACCTACGGCGAGCGCCGGCTGAAGGTCAACATCGACCAATGCCCGCAGTTCACCCAGTGCCTAGAGCGCCAGACTTACACCGATAAAGGTGAGCCGGACAAAGATCCGAAGAAGGGTCACGACCACATGAACGACGCGGCCGGCTACTTCATCGCCAAGCGATACCCGATTAAGACACAAACATCCGGCCTGCGCCGTATAGGAGGCCTTGCCTGATGCCTGTTCAATCGACAAATCCCGAGTACGACGTACACCTGCCTGAGTGGCAGATGATGGACGACGCGCTCGAAGGCGAATGCGCGATCAATCGCAGCGCGAAGTATCTGCCCAAGCCATCTGGCATGGTTGAGGCGGAGAAGATCGATGCGGCAGGGAATGCCTACCTCTACAGAAACTACCGCGACCGGGCTCAGTACGAGCACTGGGTGCGGGACTCTCTGCGCTCGATGATGGGCTTGGTCTCCCGGCTCATCCCTGAGATCAGCCTCCCGTCTGGGCTTAAGGATCTGGAAGATAACGCCACCGCCGACGGCTTCGACCTCAAGCAGCTGTTCTTGCGCATGGTGCGCCAGACCGTTTCCCACGGGCGCATCCCGCTGGTGGTAAACGTCGACGACAGCGGCAAGCCGTACTTCTCGACCTATGCCACCCGCAATGCGATCAACTGGGACACAGCGGACCAAGGCGGTCGGCAGGACTTGGTACTGGCTGTGTTCCGCGAATTCCGGCGCAAGTCCGAGGATCGATACAGTCACGAATGCGTCACCGTCTACCGCGAGTTCTACATGGTCGGCAACGTCTGCTACACGGCGGTGCGCGACGAGGGCGGCGAGCTGATCGAGGACGAGCGACCACTCGGCACGATCGGCAACAATAATCAGCTGGTGCGCGGCTTGGGTTACCTGCCGGTCATCTACTGCGGCTCTACCGACAACTCCCCGGACGTCGACGAAGTCCCGCTGCTGACAATGGCGCGCGCCGCCGTCAAGTCCTACCAGCTGAGTGCCGACTACTTCACCGCGCTGCACCAGACCAGCCACCCGCAACCGTGGGTTGCCGGCCTGGACGAGAAGGTTGAGCTGACCGTCACCGGCCCATCTGCGGCATGGGATTTGGGCCCAAGCGGTTCATGTGGCTATCTGGAATTCCAGGGCGCGGGAATCGAGGCGGTTCGCACGGCGATGAGTGATCAGAAGAGCGCTGCGCTTGAAGCAGGTGCCAAGGTGATGGACGCCACCGGCGGTACCGAGTCTGGGGAAGCCCGGAAGACCCGCCAGAACGATCAGCACGCCACGCTGCACAGCATCGTCATGTCGGTCGCAGAAGCGATCGAGCAAGGCCTGCGGTACG